GATTCTACCATTAAAGGTCAAATGATATTTATGGCTGAGCGTGCATCTGAACTACTTAAAGAAAATATCATAACAGATAGAACAATTATTGATGTTATGGCATTTACTCAAAAAGCTAAATCTATCCCATATTATGTTGTTGATCAATATAAGGAATTAGCCGCAAATCTTATCCCTGAATATGATTATATATTCTATATATCACCTGAGGGGGTAGAAATAGAGGAAAATGGCGTTAGAGAAACAGATGCTGAATATAGAATGGAAATAGATAAACAAATTCAATATTATATTAATAAATATTCCTATAAATCAAAACGTCCTATAATAACCATTACAGGGAGTACTGAAGAGAGGATAGAAAAAATTAAACAAGTAATTTTTCCATGATATTTATAATAAAAATTAATAAAAAATGAAAAAATCTAGACTATTAGAAATAATCCGTGAAGAAATCACTACAGCATTGAACGAAAGTTCACTTAATGAAATGGCTAAAATCTCAGGAAGTTTAAAAACAGCCATTGAAAAAGTAATCTCAGATAACCCAGATTTAGAGGGTTTAGCTTTGAAGAAAAAAATTAGAGCAGATAAAGCAGTTGATGATGCTTTAGAAGGAGATACATTATATGACAATCAGTTAAATAAATTTATCTCCGCGGTAAAAGGTGAAAGAGAAATTGGTCAACGAGGTCGCAAAGCTGACCCAAATAAACAAAAATCTGAACCTAAAGAACCAGGAAAACGCGGACGCAAACCATCATCTGAAAAAAAATCTACAGATGACATGGATGATGAAGATAAAGAAGCAGCAAAAGCAGCCGAAAAAGATTCTACAGCTAAAGCATTAGCATCAACCCCAGAAGAAAAAAAGGAAAAATTCAATTTAGGTTTGAAATTTATCAAAAAATATAAAGATGATAAATCTAAAGTAGATGCATATTTGAAAAAAGCAAAAGAAGAATATAAGTTTACAAAATCTATGATGGATGATTTAAAACGTACTGCTGGAAGACAAGTAGAAGCCTAATTATCAAAATAATATAGTTATGAAAACCAAACATCTTATTATATTTGGGATAGGTTTAATCTTAATAACAATATTAGTGTTTACCCTCATTTTGAAGGTAAACACTTTTACTTCATCCCCTGATCCATATAAAGGGAAAATTGATAGTTTAAATATAGAATTAGAAAATTTAAAAAATCAACAAATCCAATTAAACGATAAAATTGATTCATATAATGATTCTATAACATTATCAAATAAACGAATAGATTCTTTAAAATTAGATTTAACCAAAACACAAAAATACTATGGAGACAAAATTAAAAATCTCTCTAATTACACTCCTTCTCAGCTTGAATCTTTTTTCACAAACAGATACAAGTAAAGTTTGCATCCCATATAGTGTAGCTCATAAAATAGCCGTTGAATTAATTCAAAAAGATTCACTCCAAGCTGAGTTGAGAACTACTTTACTTATTCTTAATGAATATGAAACTAAATCATCTTTTCAAGATAGTATTATAACTACACAAGATAGTATTATAATCATATATGAGGAAAAAATAGTAATATATAAGGAAAAAGAAAAACTACATCAAGATAAAATTAAAGAGTTAGAAGAAAAAAATTCCCAACTAGAAAGTAAAAATAAAACACTCAAATCAGTTATAAAATGGACTGGAGGAGCATTAGTTGGAATTATTGTAACCTCTTTAGCCATAATAGCTACTAAATAATGTCTCAAGATATAAAGCAAATATTACGCCAAGAATATATAAAATGTGCCCAAGATCCCGCTCATTTTATGCGTAAATATTGTTTTATCCAACACCCCCAACGTGGTAGAATCCAATTTAATCTATATCAATTTCAAGAAAAGGTATTACATTTATGGAGAGATAATCCATATTCTATAATCTTAAAATCTAGACAGTTAGGCATATCAACATTGGGGGCAGGATATGCCTTATGGTTAATGACCTTTCATCAAGATAAAAACGTACTTTGTTTAGCAACTACTCAAGAGACAGCTAAAAACATGGTAACTAAAGTACGTTTCATGTATGAGAATTTACCATCTTGGTTGAAAGTACAATGTGATGAGAATAACAAATTAACATTAAAATTATCAAATGGTTCTCAAATTAAAGCTAAATCATCAAATAGTGATGCTGCGCGATCAGAAGCAGTATCTTTACTATTAGTAGATGAGGCAGCATTCATTGATAATATTAGTGAAACATGGGCATCCGCACAACAAACCCTAGCTACTGGTGGTGGAGCCATTGTATTGTCTACTCCATATGGTACTGGAAATTGGTTTCATCAAACGTGGGTTAAAGCAGAAAATAAAGAAAATGATTTCCTCCCCATACGATTACCATGGATGGTTCACCCGGAAAGAGATCAAACATGGAGGGATAGACAAGATGAATTATTAGGTGACCCTAGATTAGCAGCACAAGAATGTGACTGTGACTTTTCTACCTCTGGTGATGTAGTATTCTATCCAGAATTTATAGAATTTTATGAAAAAACATATGTTAAAGAACCATTAGAGAGACGAGGAGCTGATAGAAACCTATGGATATGGGAACCAGCGGATTATTCTCGCTCATATATGGTTATAGCAGATGTGGCTCGAGGAGACTCTAAAGACTATTCAGCATTCCATATCCTAGATATTGAATCAAATACTCAAGTTGGAGAATATAAAGGACAAATCGGAACAAAAGAATATGGTCATCTATTATATGGTATAGCCACAGAATACAACAATGCATTACTTATAGTAGAGAATGCAAATGTTGGATGGTCTACTTTACAAACATTAATTGAACGAGGTTATCCAAATTTATATTATTCTCCTAAAAGTGGAGAAGTTAATGCTGATTCATACTTTAATGAATATATGGATACTAGTAAAATGGTTGCTGGATTTACTACCAGTACTAGAACTAGACCTTTATGTATTGGAAAATTCCAAGAGGCTCTCTCAGATAAGGGAGTAATAATTCAATCAAAAAGATTGATAGAGGAAATGAAAGTGTTTATTTGGAAGAATGGTAGAGCAGAAGCACAACAAGGTTATAATGATGATTTGGTTATGTCATTTGGAATAGGCCAATATATGCGAGATACTTCATTTAAATTTAAACAACATGGTGTAGATTTAACAAAAAGTATGTTACAAAGTATGTCTACTCTTAAACATAATTTTGCAGGAGGATATTCAAACGCTGGGATATCTCAAAACCCATGGAAAATAGATAATCCATATTCAAATGATCAAGAAGACATTAGATGGCTACTTTAAGAAAAATCGTTGATTTTCTCAATATTTATCATTATATTTATAATAAACAAACATTTAAATGGCAGATACTAAATTATTCTCTAGACTAAAAAGATTATTCTCAACTGATGTCATCATCAGAAATCAAGGAGGTAGTCAACTTAAAGTTATGGATGTCAATAAAATCCAACAATCTGGAGAATTACAAAATAATTCCTTAGTTGATAGATTTAATAGAATTTACACCAACTCCGCAACTTCATTATATGGATATCAAAATTCATTTAATTATCAAACTTTAAGACCCCAACTATATTCTGAATATGATGCAATGGATACAGATGCAATTATTGCCTCTGCTCTTGATATCATAGCTGATGAATCAACATTAAAAAATGATATGGGAGAAGTACTCCAAATACAGAGCCCAGATGAAGATGTACAGAAAATTTTATATAATTTATTTTATGATGTTTTAAATATAGAATTTAATCTTTGGCCTTGGATTCGTAATATGTGTAAATATGGTGATTTTTTCTTAAAATTAGAAATAGCCGAAAAATATGGAGTATATAATGTTATCCCATATTCAGCATATCATATAGAAAGACAAGAAGGATATGACAGAGACAACCCAGCATCCATCAGATTTAAATTCAATCCAGATGGTACAGCACCATCAAGTTATGGATATTTTGGTACTCCAAATACAGAACAAGCAAATTCTATATTTTTTGAAAATTATGAAGTAGCTCATTTTAGATTACTAACAGACACTAATTTTTTACCTTATGGCCGTTCATATCTAGAACCAGGTCGTAAATTATTTAAGCAATATACATTGATGGAGGATGCAATGTTAATCCATCGTATTGTTCGTGCTCCTGAAAAAAGAATATTTTATGTAAATGTTGGGAATATTGCTCCTACTGAAGTAGAAAACTTCATGCAGAAGACAATTTCCAAAATGAAACGCACCCCATATATTGATCAACAAACAGGTGAATATAATTTAAAATATAACATGCAAAACTTACTAGAGGATTTTTACATCCCAGTAAGAGGAAATGATCAAGCAACTAAAATAGATACATTACAAGGTTTACAATATGATGGTATAACGGATGTAGAATATTTAAGAGATAAATTATTTGCTGCTTTAAAAGTACCAAAAGCATTTTTAGGATATGAAAAAGATTTAACAGGTAAGGCTACATTAGCTGCTGAAGATATTCGTTTTGCTCGTACAATTGATAGAATTCAACGTATTATATTATCTGAATTAAATAAAATAGCTTTAGTCCATTTATATACTCAAGGATATACCGCAGAAAGCTTAACAAACTTCTCATTATCATTAACTACTCCATCTATCATATACGATCAAGAAAGAGTAATGCTTATGAAAGAAAAAGTTGATCTATCTAATGCTATAATAGACAACAATCTATTCCCATCAGATTGGGTATATGAGAATATCTGGCATATGAGTGA